GAGGATCAGCATACATATGGTTTAAACTATGTTTCTGAGTTTCTAGCAATCCCAAGTCGTGCAAAATTGCACCTTTCTTTTTTTCTTGTTCTTGTAATGATTCTAATTCTTTTTCTTCGATTTTTGACATTTTATTTATTTTTAAGATTAAGTTACTAAGATACTAATTTTATAATTACAATATTGTTTTAACTTAATGATAATGGTTGTGCAGTTGCGTGACAATTTCTATTATTTCCATTACTAACCCTAAAAGAAGTTCCAACAAAAACAGGAGATATAAAACCAGCATTTGTTAAAGTTGTTAAAACATTACCACCTGAACCATCCCAAGCCACAATACAAACAAGATTTTCTCCAACACTTACACCACTTCTACAAACTGTTATAATATAAATACCTGCAGTTTCTCCTGTAAAATCTAAAACAGTTGTTGATGTATTTGCATTTACAGTAACACTATCATTTCTTAATTGTCCTGAATAAAAATTACCACCTTCTTTTAAATTTAAATCCCCCCCACTTGTAATACGCATTTTTTCGCTTCTAGTTCCTGTTTCTCTAGTTCCAAAAATTAAATCTGCAGAACTTGCATTTGTTGGTTGTGTGGCAGATATAAAAGCTTCCCCTGTAGTCTGTCCTATATAACCTGTTACTGCAAAGCCTAAAGAAACAACTTGATTAGCACCATCATTATTTTTTCTTTGTATAATAAAATCGCCCTGATATGCAGAAGGGTCATAAACCTTGTCGTTACCTCTAGATAATGTAACACGACTTGAATCAGCAATTAAGTTATGATAATCAGATAGACCATCGTTGCTTCTAAACTGTATGTTTGCATAATCATTTGCAGCTCTAGCATTTATAGCAACTATATTAGTAGGGTTTCCTGTTGGAGTAACATTTAAAGTTTCTTTCACAGTAACACTTTTTTCAAAAGATGTGTTCCCTGAACTGTCTATACGCATTCTTTCTGCACCATTATTGTAAAATGTTAATGGTTGTGCATATTGAGCAGCAAATCTTACTTCTGATGATGACTGAAACCAATAAGAATAATTGCCATCTGATATTTCATTTCTTATTACACCATTACCTGTATATTGTAATTCTCCACCAGATGTTATACGTAATCTTTCTGTACCACCACCTGAAGCAAAAATTAAATCGTTTGTTGCCCTCACAGCAAAGTTAGTGTTACCTGCTGCTGCTAAAGAATTAGCATTACCAACGTAACCTAAAGTTGCATTAGTAGTATTTTTCCAAACTGCATAAGGACCATCAGTATCTGTTGTATTTATAGTGAGGGCATCTTGACCACCATTAACAGTTACATTTCCTGCAAAAGTTGCTGCTTGACTGCCTGTAAAACTTAATGCAGTAGAACTATTTTGAAGAAATAACAAAGTTTCTGATGAGTGATTATAACCAATACCACCCCTATAAACTTCGCCACCACTATTAGCATCTCCAAATTGTAAATAATGCGCTTGGTTATTAGCTGCCCATAATTGTATGCCACCTGCTGTTGTACCTGCTGTTCCAACTGCTAAAATGTTTGTGCCTGGATTTCCTACAGGTGCTGCTCCTATCCCTATATTTCCTGCAAAAGTTGCTGCTCCACCATTTGAACTATCAAAAACTAAAGCATTAACACCTGTTCCACCATCATCAACAACAAAATATAAATCTTTGTCTTGACCTAAATTATAAATAACTCCATTTCCACTACCATCAGTATATAATTGTAAACCTGCTCCTGCTGATACACTTCCTGCAAAAGTTGAGTTTTGTGAATTATCTATTGTTATTGCAGTTGTATCATTTGTAATTATTTTAAATGTATTATTTGATATTGTTCCTAAATAAACATCTGAATTATTTGATTGATATGAACCAAATACTGATGTTCCTCTAGTGCTTCTTATTATATTTCCACCTGATGGTGCAATATCTACCATATAACCACCAGAAGCTGCAATACCACCTACACCAATACTTCCTGCAAAAGTTGAGTTTTGTAAACTATCTATTGTTACAGCTAAAGTGTTTTGTGTAAATAACTTTAAATTATTAGATGTATCATAACCTATATAACCACTATCTGTATCACTTGCTCCATTTGGTAATAATTGTAAATAATTAATTGTGCTTCCTGCACCACTTTCAAATTTAGCTGATGTATTAATTCCTGAATCAGCAGTTACATATAGTTCGCCTGTATTTATTGTTACATCTCCTGCAAAAGTTGATGCACCTGTACTATCTATTGTTAATCTTGTTAAATTATTTGTATTAAGTATTAATGATGAATCAGAATCAACAATTAATTTTTCTCCTGAATCTGCATATTGTATATATCCTCTTTCATTTGTTGTTTGGTAAAAAGACAATTTAGGATTACCAGTAGCAGAAGAATCAACTATTTTAATTTCTCCACTTGTTGTTACCTCCCCTACAAAAGTTGCGTTTTGTGATGTGTCTAAAGTTAATGCAGTTCCACCACCAGAATTTAAAAACAAACTACCATTATCGTGCAAATCTATTTTTGCACTTCCTGATGCTTTACTTTGTAAAATCATTCGACCTGTTTGGAATCGAATATTGTTGTTTGTATCTCCTAAATGTTGTATATATTCAGTTACATATAAAGTATTTCCAACAGATACAGTTCCTGATGTCGATATAGTAGTTGCTTCTAATCCTGCTACAACTAAATCTGCTGCTTCATATCCTGTTGCACCAATATTTACTGTGGTTGTAGGTTCAACTGTTGTTCCTTTAAATAGCTTAAATTTATTACCATCAGATGCATCAGAAAATAATCCTAAGAATCTATCTGTACCATCATTGTAATCTCCATATAATCCAATGTCTAAACTATTAGCTGTATTGTCTTTTGCTAGTTGTATTAAAGGGTCTACTACTGCTAGTGTTTGACTGTTTACAGTTGTTGTTGTTCCGTTTACAGTTAAATCTCCTGCTATTGTTACATTACGACCAAAACTAGCATCTGCATTTCTTGATATCGTTAATGCAGTTGTATCATTTGGGTTTGCATCTGATACTCTAAATATTATTGACTGAGTAACTGCTAATTGGTCAACATAAAAATCTCCAATAGAATTTCTAATAAAACCTAAACTTCCATCGTGAAATGCTTTTAAACCTCCTGAACTACCTAAAAGTAATTCTCCTGCATTAGGTATTGTAACATTTCCTGAAAACACTCCATTTCCTGTTACTGATATACCTGTGCTTGTAGTTGCAAATTTTTTATTACCACTATAATATAAATCTACAGAACCACCATCAATAAACGTAGCTTGAACGTGGCTTTGGTCAGCATCGAAAATTTTTGTTGCTGATGCTACAATCCTTACATCTCCAGTTCCACTATCTTTTATATAACTATCACTTCCGCTGTGATAAATTTCTAAATCAGAGCCTGTTCCATAAATAGACTTTACATTATCGTTGTGGATAGTATCGCCTGTCATTGTTCCACCAATTAAAGGAAGGAAAGAACCACCTGCTCCAGTAATTGTGCCTGTAACTTCTAAATTACCTGTAACCTTTGCACCATCTGTAAGGGTTTCAATCTTTTTTGCATTGTCATAATATAATTCAACAGAGTCATTAGGTATTAATTTAATTCCATTTTCCCCTGTTATAGATTGGATATATAAATTTGAACCTGCACTACTTATCTGTAACTCACTTGTTGATTCTATAATTTTTGAAATACTACCATCGTGGTAAATCTGTAAGTCAGACCCTGCACCGAATATAGCTTTTCCGTTATCTAAAAAGGTTGCATTTGCTCCTACTGTTACATCTGTTGTAGTAGATAAAGCGCCTGTAACTGATACACCTGTTGATGAGGTTTCAAATTTCTTTGAATTGTTGTAATATAATTCTAAGTTACCATTTGCATTTGCTAATAGTGAGGTTTCATTTGTGTTTGTTCTTAAAAATATTGCCCCTAAAGATGATAGATATACATTTCCTGTTGTATTATTTACAACTGCGTGAGTACCATCGTGATAAACTTCTAAATCATTTCCTGTGCCATATAAAGATTTTACACTATCTCCGTGTAAAGTATTACCTGTCATAGTACCCCCTGCGAGTGGCAAGAATGAACCTCCTGAACCTGTGATAGTTCCACTTACTACAAGATTACCAGTAACATCTATTCCTGATGTTGTTGTTTGTAATTTTTGTGAATTTTGATAATATAATTTAACACCAGTATCTCCTGCTATAATTAAACTACCATTAACATTTGAAATTTTATGATTTGGAGCAAATAACTGTAAATTATCAGTTCCTTGTATTCTTAAATTACCACCTGAAGAATCATTGAATATTCTATTTCCATTACTAAAAGTTCCTCCAAATGATATTACACCGACATCTGTAGGCGTTCCATTGTTTGTTGTTGTTGTTGGTAACTGTATGCTTTTTTGTATAACTATATTATTTGCTCCAGTTGTATTACCAAATGATAAAACTTCCTCTAAAGTATCTGAAGTAGCAAATTTACTATCTACATATAGTTTTACAGCAGCACTTGTAGGAAGTGAAGTATTATTATCAAAGTTTTCTATTCCATCAGTAGAAGTTACATAACGAGTTATTGTAACCCCTGTGCCTGTGTCTTTTAGCGAACCCCATTCTAATATGTTAGAAACTTTAAAATCTCCTGCATTATTTACATAAAGACCTGATTGGTTTCCTGAACCATCTGTTAATTCTTTTAAAGAAGCAGTTATTGCAGCATTATCGATTGTCTTAAATAGACCCTCATAAGTTGCAGAAATTTTAGTGTTAAATAGAGTTGCCATACTTTAATTTTTTTGTTTTATTATTTTGTATCTTTTTTAGAAATATTTTTAATTTTTCTATATTTTTTTCTTTCGGTTTATATCTCATAGTACCCAACCATTAAATGTAGCATCATAACTTGGGTATATATCATCATTCGTGTTGTTTGTGTATTCAGGGTATGTTATTTCATTAAAAGACATAAAGTCAATAAATCTTCTAGAATACCACTCAGCATTAGTTCTAGCCTTTTCTACTAGATAATCAACTTCTTCTTTACTAACTGTATCAGAATTTTCTGACCTATGTTTAAATACACCACCATTACGAACTTGGTATGCTGCAAATGGTAAATAATCAACTTGAGCAAACCATATTAGCATCGGTGCTATATAGTCATCTAATAAGGTTTTCCATCTAGCATTAGCAGGTTGGTCAATATTAGGTATTGCTGCAGATAAACCATCATACAACTTTGTGCCCATATAGTTCTGTACGTGAATCTCTTGTGCTATCTTTATGAACTGAATAAATTTTGATGTATCTATATTCCCATCAAGTATTGAGTTTCTAACTAAGTCAGTTCTATTTATGAATAATTGTGTTGCCATTAGTAAGTGTATTTTAATGAGCCGTGATTCGGTAAATCAAATGTTGCTTTTTTTGCATCTTTACTTCCCCAAGGATTTCGTTTGTATGTAGATGGTATATCGCCTGTTCTTCTATAGTTTTTTAAGTTTTCACTCACTTGCGCACCTTTTTTTCTTCTATATAAAATTTGCTTCCAAGCGTGTCTGCAGTAGCAACCACCTTTGTATTTGAATAAATCATAAGTGCTTTTACCTTCTGGACTAAAACCACCATTAACACCTACCCTACTTGCTTTGTCAATATCTTCAATAGTATAAACTACACCTTGTCTTGATAATGCCATCATATTTTCACAAAACTTTCTTGTTTCGTAAGTGCTTTTTCTTTTACCATCTGCATCTCTTTGTATAGATTTTGCATTAGATTTTTTATAATATTGATATCTTATTTTATAGTTTTTAGAATCTAAGTCGCTATAAGAACTACCTTTATTTTTTGATTTTATTTCATCAGCTAATCCAACTAATTTTTTTATTTTACTTAATGTAGTTTCTTTGTTTACTATACTAGCAGCAACCCATTCATCATTAGCGAGGTTATCTTCATCAACATCTCTGACATCTGTAATAATCCATTCATCATTTACTGTTTCGCCTTTTAAATGTTCTAACATTAAGTTACCTTGCTCATCTGATAATTTAGGTACTTCTGCGTGTGTTTTACAAGGCATATACCAAATCTCGCCATCTTCTTCGTGTTCGTGATAACCTTCGCAACCTTTTTCTTCAGCTACTTTTATAGCTTCTTCTTTAGTTTTATAAACATCTTGACCATCTATTTTTTTAAGACTAAATTTTTGCATTTCAACTCCTGTTTCTTCTTCAATAGTTTCTTTGTCTTGTATTGAACTATCAACTTCAGTAAACTCTAATGGTTGTAAAGTCGTAAAGTAGAGGTTTAAGGATATATCGTTGTATGCAAGTATTTTATCAAAGGAATCAATTAAAAGTTCCTGAAAAGGTCTAAT